GGGTCTTTGTCGTCAGACCGCTTTTTCATGGCATCCAGCTTGGCTTTCAGTTCGGCGATTCTCGCCTTGCTGGCTTCTACCTTTTGCGTCAGAGATTCCTTGCGGGCAGTCGCCTCTTTGAGCTTGGATTGCGCAGCGGCAACCTTTTCCTTGGCCGCCTCGACCCTGCCGGTGCCCATCTGCGATTTGACTTCGTCTAGTTTCTTCTGGATTTTGGCAACCTTGTCGTTGGCCTTCTTGACCTCGCGGTCCGCTTCCTTTTGGGTTCCCTCGATGCGATCGCGGTAGCGTTCCTTCCGTCCGCCACTGGACGAGCCGGCCCCAGCGGCCTTGTCGCCCCCACCGCCACCGCCGCCGCCGCCGCCTTCATTGCCGCAGGTCGGGTCGATGCCGCCGCCCTGGCCGGTCGCACAGAACCCGCGAACGTGGCCAGCCCTGCCACGGATCATCGTGCGGAGCACAGCCGCCTTCAGCCGCACCGCCATCGACTTCGCCCGAGCCGAGTCAGCGGCGAACGACTCGTCGGCGTCCTTGGCCTGGTGCTGGCAGCTGCACCGCGACTCTTCCTGCTCGGCCATCCACGCCTCCATGCTGCGACGGGCCACGGCCGCAGACGAAGACGAGTATGCCGGGTGCGTCACGACGGACACGTCGAACAGGCCAGACACCTCGCGGATCGAGCGACGCGGCACGCCGTCCTCGCCCGGTGCCCACGACTGCCCCTTCTGCTCAACCGTGAACGCGAACGATGAGCCGCGCAGGTCACCGCGGGCGGTGAGTTCCGAGATGGTGCGGCCCAGTTCCGTGTTCGGCAAAACGACCGAGTACCGCAGCCCCTTCTCGTCGCTCGACAGTTCCAGCGTGCCCGACGACGTGCGGCCCAGCAGCTGGTTGGCGTCGTGGTTGAACAGGGCCACCACGTCGCGCTTGCCACGCTGGCGATTCAGAACCTTGTCGAACGCACCCGGCAGGATGGTCTCGCGGAACCCGCCCAGGTCCACCGAGGTGGTGTTGTAGCGGACGGCATAGCCCGACAGCACCGTGCGGCCGTCGGCCCGAGTCTCGACAGCCACGCCACCGTCGTCGGCGAACTCCCAGTCGCGCCGCTCGATCTCCGTAGCCACCGCCACGTCCGTCTCGTCAGCCATCGCTCGCCTCCGTGCTCGGGGTGTCCTGGGCCGGCTCGTCTTCGCTCGGTTCGTCCTGCTCCTCGGGCACGTCCTCGACCATGTCGCCCGGCGTGTCCTCAACCTCGCCCGGCGAGTCGTCGCCTTCTGGCATCGGCCCAAGGTTCTCCTTCTGCCGCACCTCGTCGGGCGTCAGCCACCGATTGCGAATGGCGATCTCGTACGCCTGGTACCGCGTCGTGATGTCCGACCGCAGCAGCCCTTCGACGAGGAACTCCGCGTACAACTCGCCGTCCTCGGGGAGCACGTCCCGCTCAATCGCACCCTCGATCCGCCGCAGCCACGGGGCAATCGTGAACTTCTCGAACGACACCATCTCGCTCTGCAGGTTGCCCCACGTCGCGCGGCCCAACTCCTGAATCATGTGCGGCGGCATCCGCCAGATTCGGCAGATCGCCAGCAGCGATTGCATCCAGAGCTCAGCCAGTTGGCTCTCTTGATTCGTGGCCGTGATCGTGTCGGCCTTGAGGCCGTTGCTTAGCACCGCCGTCTCGCCGGCGTTCCTCGCCCCCTTGTGCCGGGCGTTCCACGACTCGCGGAGCCCACGCCGCTGCTCCTCGTTGAGCACTTGGTCGGTCGTGAGGATCAGCCCCGGCTGAGCTTGGTTCCTGTAGAAGTTGGCAGCGTAGCCCTCCAGGCTGCGAGCTAGGCTGATCGCATCCCGGCCCAACTCGATCGGCACCTCGCCGTGGATGCCGTCAAACGAGATCCACGGGATGTGGCAAATCTGGTCGTCGCGGTAGATCGTCTGCCGGCCTGTCTTCGGGTCCGTGAACAGGTACGTCTTCGTGCCCTCGTCGTCCGCCTCGACCTTCATGCCGGCCGGGTTCAACGGCCGCAGTTCGGTCACCTGCCCATCGGGGCCGCGGAACTTGAACTGGTAGGACGAGCCGTAGAAACCCATGTGCAGGCAGATTTGCTCAACCCACTGGTATCGGGTCTGGTAGCGGTTCGGCCGCTTGGCGAGCACGCTGTAGATCGCCAGATCCTTGGCCCGCTCCGACGTGTAGTCGTCACGCTTGCGGTAGACGTGCAGCGGCAGGCAGGCCACGGTCTCGGCCACAACGCGGGCACACGCCATGTACGCCGCCGTCCGCATGGCGGTCTCGGGAGTCACCCGCACGCCAGACTCGGCAGCAGCCGCAACAAGGTCATCCCAGCGGGACATCCGCGTCTCAAGCCAGCGGATCTCGGGGAGCGTCGCATCCATGCGGTGTTCACCAGAAGGAAAGTTCGGGCATCGCCTGCGGCGTCAGGCTTTCGCCCATGTGCGTGCCAATCGCCATCACCAGAGCCACAATGCCGTCGATGCGTTCCGTGCTCTTGGCTTTGCTGGGCTTGATGTTGCCGGCCGGGTCGCTCTGTACCGCTACGTTTCCTGCTTGCCAGCCTAGCACCGGATGCCCAGCGTGCCGCAGTTTGCCGTCGATCGTGAGTGCCTCCAGACGCTTAGCCGGGGCACTCATCGACGCGAAGCCTTGCCCAAACATCTGCACCGGCAAGCCCTCAGCCACGAGCTCCTGCGCGAGCATTGTCGCGTTCCATCGGTCGATGGCGATCTGCTTCGGCTGGAACCGCCCGCAGAACTCCATGATGTCCCGCTTGATCGTGGCGTAGTCCGTGCTCTTGCCGTCCGTCAGCCGCAAGAATCCGTCCCTCGCCCACTGGGTGTAGGGCACCCGGTCAGTCCGCTCCCGCTCAGCGGCGTTGGCCTCGGGGCACCAGAACATCGGGACCACGTCGTACCGGCCAGACTCGTCGGGAAACACAGCCACGAATGCCGACGTGTCCCACGTACTCGCTAGGTCCAGCCCCGCCCAGAACGGCCGACCCTCCAGCGGCTCGAGCTCCACGCCGCAGGCCGCCCACTGGTCAGGACGAATCCACCGGATGTCAGAGGTCGTCGGGATGTTCAGCCGGTACCGCAGGAAGGCGTTGAGCTTGGTGGCAGAGTTCTCAGCCTCCCTGCAGTCAGCGGCGAATGACTCCTCGCTGATCGTCTCGCCTAGCGAGGGGTTCGCCTTGTGCCAGATCTTCGGCGACTTCCAATCGTCCTCCCGGTCCGCGGCGTAGATGCAGCCGAAGAACGACGAGTCAAACGCCGGATCTGCGATGCACCGCTCGGCGTAGTCGTGCTGGTCGTACCACAGGTGCGTCTTGTTCGCCTCGCCGGCCGTCGTGATCGACAGCACCAGCGGCTGACGCCGAGCCGCACCGCCGTACCGAAGGGCATCCCACAGCCGGCGGTCCCCCCGTTGAGCGTGCAACTCGTCGAACAGCAGGCAGGAGATATTGAGCCCCTCGGCCCGGAACGCATCCGCCGACAGCACTCGGTAGAACGAGTTGCTCCCACGATGCACGATCGTCTTTCGCGAGTCGAGAACCTCAAGAACCTTCGACAAAGCCGGCGACGAGCGGACCATCGACGCGGCTTCCCGGTAGATGATGCCAGCTTGCTCACGGTCCGACGCCGCACCGTAGACCTCGGCCCCAGCTTCCCCGTCGGCCACCAGCATGTAGAGGGCGATGCCGGCGAGTAGGGTGGACTTGCCGTTCTTCTTGGGGATCTCGATGTACGCCTGGCGATGCAACCGAGTGCCGTCAGGTTTCAGCCGGCCGAAGATCTCGCCCAGCACGTACTTCTGCCACGGCAGCAGCAGGAACGGTTGCCCGGCCGTCTGGCCTTTGCTGTGCTTCAGCACCGTCTCAAAGAAACGGTACACCCGGTCGGCCTTCGCCTGGTCGATGCCAGGACGATGCTTAGCCGTGGGCGGCGAAGAACTCCTCGAGCTCGTCCTTTTTGACTTCGACTTGCGTGGCAAGCTTCGTTCTCGACGAGGGGGTCAGCCCGAACTCCGACAACAGACTAGCCTTCATGGCAACCAACGAGCGGTACATCGGCCCCGCCGGGTTGGGCTTCACGCCGCCCAGGTCCGTGTGCATCACAGCACCGCCAGCCCGCAGCTGGAGAAGGCACGACTGCTCGGCCGAGTGGACTTCGCACAGCGTCGCCAAGGCTTCGCCGTCGCCGGTCGTCAGGACGCCCATCCGAGTCAGGATGCCGGCAAGCTCGTGCCACTTGGCCACGGCAACCTCGTCCACCGCTAGACGCTCGGGCATCGGCGGGACACCCGGCGGCATGCTGGGCTCGCGGCCTGCACGCTTTTTCGCGGTGCCTTCAAGGATTCGTAGACCCGTCGGCTTCGGCCGCCGCCCTGCTTTTGCCATGGTGGCCTCCTGCTAATCGGCCGGCTAAGGGCACGTCCCGTGCCGCTAAATGTGTGAAAAACCCGGGCGATTTCGATGCCGCGTACGCACGCTGCCCCGCAGGCGGTTTATCACGCGCGGCCCAAAGTTTTCACAAAACAACGACCCGGCAATCGCCTGTTCGCCTTGAGTATGCAGCCCACCATTGCCCAGCCCTGCCGGCCTGCATTGATCGCTCTGTGTCGCTTGCGATGCGAGCCTCACACTGGTGGGCAGGGGTCTCCACTACCACCACGTCGCAGCCTAGCCTGTCTGCCCACCACTGCCTCTTGTCTGCATTTGGCTCGGCCACAATCAACCATGCCCTGCCATGCTTGCGGGCGTCTGGCTTGCTCAGGCTACCAATAAGGTCATTTCGCTTCCGCACGGCAGGCCCGATCCACTTGGCCCCCCATGCGTGTAGCGTCGTCCCTGCTAGGCCCGAAGCGATCACGTCTAGGTCAATCACCAGATCGTTCGGCCCCTTGTGCACGTCCACATAGGTGCTCTTGCCTGACGCTGGGGGGCCGCAAACCAACGTCACAGGGATCAGACTGTGCCGCATCCACGACGGGTGTAGCGTCCACTTCTGCGGCTGATCGGAGCCGCTCATCTCGCGGCGGGTCTTCTTGCCATGGCATGACGCACAAAGCGTTTGCAGCCCACCAATCTCGTCGGACGGCAGGTCTTTCTTGCGGACGACATGGTCTACATGCGCCCGCTTGCCATGCACCAGGCACCCACACACCTGGCACTGGTAGCCATCCCTCAGCAGCACCTCACGCCGTGCCGCCTTCCACCCTTGCGAGCAGTAGCCACGCTGGTGAGCGTTCGGCCTGCCGATGTCGGGAGCCCTTGGCTTGGGCTTCCTGTTGACCCACGGCGGCCTGAACGTCGGTATTCGGTCTGGCACGTCAGCCCTTGAACACGGCGGTCCCGATGGTG